TGTGTGCCACCAGATGTTGTAGAAAGTCTTAATGGGTGACCTCCATTAGATGAATCTGATTGATCAAATCTAAATGTACCACCTTCAACTAAATTTATAGTTGCTTGTTGAACACCATCAATAAAATATTTATTACCACTACCGGTGCTAACCACCGTTATTGTGAAAGTTCTATCAACGGACATCCGTCGTTACCCCACTATGCTATTCTAATGATAGCGTTTGATGCGTCTGCTGTTGGAAATTGAATTGTAAAAGTTCCGCTTGTAACGGTTTTGTCACCACCAAATGCAATAACTGCAACGGCTTTATCAGATTGAGAAGAATTATAAATTAATGCACCATTTGCTGTAAAAGTAGCACTAGTGAAACTTACATCTGCAAAATCACAAACTGCAGTTGAAGAATCTAATGTCGGTGTAACACTTGTTAACGTTGCACCACCCGCAGAATATGCAGACCCAGATGTATTTGAAATTTCGTTTGATGTTGAATAAGCAGTCGTGCTAGCACCTAAAGATGCAGAACTAGTAAATAATGCTATTTTAAAAGTATTACCGCTTGATGCAGTAAGATTGTGTGTTCCAACTAAAATTTCTTGTTTGAAACTATTACAAATTGCAGATGATATAGCCATTTTTTACTCCTTTAAAATTATGGTGAAGCTGAAGGGAGAGGAATACGTATTGTACCATCTGTGTAATCATCTCTTCTTCGTCTTCCGATTTGTTCGCTTGCGAACTTCTCAATCTCTTGTTTATATTTATTTTCATACAATGTCAACATATCTTGAGGACCTTTTAAAAAAGCATATGTTTCTGATAAACAACAATATAAGAGGCCGTTTGGAAAATTAAGACTTATATAATTAGTATTATTGCTAGATTCTAAAAGAGCTGGTTGTTTATTAAAATGAACTCTAAATTTATAGGTAGTATCTGGGACCGGGGCAAACATCATTCTTCCTGAAGTAGTGTCAGATTCTCCTGTTGCTCCCCCAAACATAGCATAATATTTAGGTTTTCCTCTAAATGATGATTCTGTTGAGGAAATATATTCTTGCAAATAAGTGATGTCTTTTTTTTCTAAATATGTATTGGGTCCAGTGATGTCAGAAGTAGAATCATAAACTTGTATTGCTCTAACAAATAAACAACCCGCTGGAGCATTAATTGTTTCTTGTCCAGTAATTAAATTACCGCTTTCTTGTTTTCTATCTGCATCAATTGGAACATCACGCATAATTCTATATTGAGCATTTAAAATAATATTTTCTAATACAGAATCTGATAACACATTAGAATCAACCTCTGTGTAACTTTTTATTTGTGTTTTTAATCCTGATGTACTTAATCCTGCCATTACATATCTCCTATTGCTTCTATACCTTCTTTTTCTTCACCTGCCAACCTAGCAAAATCTTCTAGTTTCATATTTGCTTCATCTGCATTTGCAGGTGTTGATTGTAATACCAGTGTTAATGTAGCAACAGGTAAACTAGATAAAATATTTAACCCCTTCATAGCTAAAGGAGTTAAGTTTTCAGCTCTTGCCATAATTGTTTTTAATATATCTATTTTTTGTTTTTTAAGTAAATCATCATCTACTATAACTTCTCCTGGTAATCTCATTGATCGACTTTTAGATAAATTTTTTGCTTTTTCAAATTGTTCTTTTGTTAAGTCTAAATAATTAACTTTACCTGATAAAGTATTTGCTCTTGTAGCATAATTTTTAGCAGTATCTATGTCCGTTGTAAAATACTTTCCAGCATCAGGGTATCTTAATGGTTTAAATTTATCGGCAGGAATATTTTCAGTTCCTCTATAAACTCTAATTAAATCTTCTATGCCTGACATTATGGTGTTAACGTAACTGGACCTGCGGTCACCGTCACTCCTCCTGATTTTTCTGTTACACTTGCAGTCGCTCCTAAACTAAAAGTGTAGGTGTTTGTTGTTACACTACTTATACTAAATCCTGAAGAGTTTTCAAATGTTGTAGCAGCCACTCCTCCAGGACTTCCATCTACATTTCTAAATCTGACCGTATCACTATTTGATCTACCATGACTAGGCTCTGTTACAACCACTGATCCTGATCCAGAAGTTAAACTAAAAGGATTAGCAGGCAATAAATTTTCTGTTGCAGGTTCAGTTCTATCTGGTCTAGCATTTCTTAATCCTTGTGGATCTCCAGAATATCTTGTTGGCTCCAATTGTGGTTGTTTTTTTTCAAATTCAGAAATATGAACAAAAGACCCATTCCATTCTTTTACCATTTCAGTATATGGAAACTCCATACCTGATCTGTCTGATATTGCTTTTGCGTATTTTCCACCTGATAATTTAGCCATTATGTTCCTGGGTAATAAGTTTTAGGGGTTATAAAAGAACTAGAAGAAGATCCATCTTCTGCTAATGCTCTTGCTAATTCATCTTCATAATATAATTTCATAGCTTGAATTCTGTCTGGTGCATATTTTTGTGCTAAATAAAAAGCTAATCCAGATACCATACATGGTGTGAATCTATACGGCACATCAGTTGCATTTGTATAATCACCCACATCTTGTATTCTTTTCACG